TAAAAGGTTTGTGTGTAAATGCCATGTGTATTTTATAAGCACAGAGGTGCACTGATGCACCTCTGTGGTTTATTAATTAATTTTATGCGTCTACTTTTCCGGTAGTAACTCCTGGATTTTTTGCAGGAATCATTACGGCGTAATCATAAGTAATAGTTAAGTCTAACATGTTCAAATCATCAGATGATAAATCCATGTTACCCCATTTAGCGTCTGCTACGAAAGCGCCATATAATGAAAACTCGTCAGCTACATCTCCGTGTGGAGTTAAAGCTTGAAAAACTAGAGTTCTCTTATACTCGTGAATAAATCCGTCTTCTCCCGGAGTTAAAAGGCCTGGAGTTCTACCCGCTGGCAATTGGTTTAATCCTGAGTTGTGGTGAAACAAACTTATCCAATCGTGTAGTAATTTAGCCCCATTTACTTCAATAGGGTCATATAATGTAACTGATATATCCTGCCACCTTGATTTTCCTTTTACCTTAAATTCTGTATTTATATAATCTACTGTAACTGGATTTTGGTCTATCGATGGTCTATCAGCTGTTTTAACCATGTAAGTAGGGATGGGCACTCCAACGTTAGTTAGAAAGAGCACATATCTCATCTGCTGCTTAGGGTTAAAATATTCAAATGGTTTATATTCAAATGCCATTTTATTCTATTTTTTTTGTTTATTCTGTATCACCAGGGAAAGAAGCTCCTGTAGGTAGTACAAAGAAATCTAAGATTATGAATTCCGCAGTTCTAGTAGGTTTTAAATAAATAGCACCTCTTAGTTCATTTCTGTCTAATACATCAGGAGTATTATTAGATTCGTCCATTATGACTTTGAAATCATATAAACCTTGATTTCTTCTAACACTCTCTAAATAAGGCTCTACTATACTTAAGAATCTAAGTCTTGTTTCTTTGGTGTTTTGTTCAAACACTAAATACCTAGAAGATGATGCGATGAATTTTTTAGCAGTGATTAATAGCCTTCTTACGTTAATCCTATCGAGTGCAGATCTTTTCTTCTGTAAAGTTTTCTGTCCCCATACAACTACACCTTCTCTTGGATAAGTAGCAATAGGATTAATATTGTAAGTATAAAGTCTATCTCTATCTCCTAAAGTTAATTTTCTCTCTGCCTGTAGAGCTACGTCAATGGCACCTCTATTTAAACCGGCCGGAGCGTACCAAGGAAACTGTACGTAGTCATTGAATGCAATAACTCCTGATACTACAGTGGATGGTGGAACCCATACATTTCTTCCTAAGTCAGCGTCAGCTATTTGTACCCATGGATAGTAATAGGCAGCATAAGAAGTATTTCTCGCTAAGGCTGCGTTTATAGCTTGTCCAATAGTATCACCGTATCTAGTTGGGTCAATCACCATGAAAATATCTCCTCTATTTTCAATCATGGCAATTGCTTTTGTTATAATTTCACCATGTTGTTCACCTACTCCGTCAATAATTCCGGGTATAAGTAACATGTTGATATCATATTCATCTGCATTAGCTAAAATGTCAATAGCATCCATATAAGCAGTCGAACCAGAAGCTCCCCCTGCTAAATCATCTAAATTAAATCCTTGACTGTTTTGTCCGCTAATTTTATCAAAGAATGATCTTGGATGTTTTACATAGCCATCGGAACCACCTGAGAAAGTACCAGATACTTCAGCAGGTAAGCTACTAGAGAACGCAGCAACTCTTATTCGTCCATTCTCGTTTAAATAATTGTAATTCTCTTTAAATACCTCTACTCTAATATACCTAGATCTATTAGGGAATGAGCCACTTAATTGTAAGAATGGGATACCGTCGGAATCATATTTCAAGTTGTATGTTTGATCTCCGATAACTCTACCAATATAATTAGTATCGTTAGGGTCGAGAGTCATGTCATTGTACTGTTCTACGATTACTTTTCTGTTGCTTCTGTCGTCTCCTCTTCTTATGTACAAATCAAAAGTACCTAAATCAGTATTTACGTCTCTGATTTCCCATCTTAAATTCTCTCTAGTTCCTATGTTCAATACTCCTCCTGTAGAGTCATCATTAGGGTTTCCTACTCCATTATTAGAGGCAATAGAAGTGAGTGATGTATTTACATAATTACCCGGAGATACTACAGTTAGTTTAAAGGTTTGTTGAGCGGCTGTAAAATAAGAAGCAGTTAATTTAGTTTTAATTCCAGCGGGAGCAGCGGCGTATGCACCTCTACTTACTACATTTGAACTTGCGTACTCATAATCACCAGCTAGTACCCTAACAACGGTTAAGTTTTCTGCATATCTCAAATATTCTTGTGCTACATAGTCTGTTAAGAACTTGTACTGTCTTTCGGATGTACCAGAACCCGAACTAAAGGCTCCACCAAAAGCTCTAAGGTATTCCTCATAAGAGGAGATTGTAGAAGGAACGAACGCGGGTCCTTTTAAAGTAGGACCTACAACCGCCGCTCCTATAGCTTGTATTTCTAAAGGTAAAAAACTAAGGTCTTTTTCTCTTGTAAATACGCCAGGACTGACTATTCTTTCTGCCATTTTTTTGTTTTTGTCAATTAAATATTATACCAAGAATTATTAATAAATTCTCATTTGTTATAAATATGTTTTAAAAATCTCAAACAATTAAAAAAATATGAAATTACGTTAATCTTTCTGACATTGCTACCTTTTTAATAGATAATGCTTTTTGAATAGATGATTTTCTCTCTACAAATGCCGGCATGAGTGTAGCTAATACTCTTAATCTTGTAGATGCTTTTACAATTCTTTCTTGTTTTGATATATTGACTGCGGAAAATGTAAAATCTTCGATGTGTGTAACAAATTGATAATCATTTCCCCACACAAAATTATTGACAGGTATAAATTGCTCTATTACTTTATTTAACTGTTCATTAAAATCTGTCCAAATGCTTAAATCATAGTACACATAGTAGTATTCAGGAATTAGAGATATGTAGACTTCTTTTTGTGGTAAATCTGTATTGCCCCTATTGTTAGATCCATACCGAGCATTATTTTGAGTGTACCCATCTCTGTAATATACCCTGCTAGAAACTCTGTTGTTTACATCTAACTTAGCGAAGGCTTTATATTCTTCCATTCTTGTCCGAGATAATGTAATTACAGGACAAAGAAGTTTGTTTTTTTCATCTCGCATAAAACCATTTGATTGAATTTGAGACCAGAGTTCTCCGCTACCATACATCACAGGAACATCAATCATTCTATCTCTATCTTGAACTTCAGGTTTGATGTTATTTCTAATGTATTGAAGTATAGAGTAATCTACATCATATATTGTAATTTCAGGAATCTTAATGTAATCATCGTCTTCTCTAGTCTGCTCTCCTCTATTTACTTGATTTCTATAGAGTTGATTATATACCGTAGGATTTATCGTAGATTTAGCCATTTTAATATTTGTTTAGTTCATCATACGCGTCATTAATTCCGGACCTATAATCAGTGGTAGTTAAGTTTGTTTTTCTACTTAAGTGTGCTTGAGCTATGACTGATATATTATAACCAAATTCAGATTCTTCTCCTAAGACATGGGGTATATATGTTTCAGGATTTCTTCCAAACCATGCATTATCAGAGAATACATTGTTTAGTTCATAAAAATCCATATCAAAGAATACATAGTCGCCGGGTTCTATAACCAAGTCTCTCTCTAATAAATCATCTCTTAAAAAGTAAAATGTAGCTTCTCTTTCAAAATCCAATCCAAAGTCAGTGTCGATAGTTTCTTTGGTACCTCTTTTTATGATACAGTTTAGTCTAGTAGCATTATAGAATACTTTACTAGGTGCTTCCCTATATATGTTCTCTCTAGTATCTTCCCTAGATAATTTATAAAGTTCAACCTCTAAGGCCATCACTTTATTCACTCTTTCTCTGTTTATACTCCTAACTAAAGAAGCATCTCTACCACTTCCAAATAGTGCCATTATCCTACGTATATTTTAAGTGGAATTACTGCTAAAAATTTTTCGTGAGCTTCGGATTCTGCCATCTTTCTTTCTAATTGAGATTGACGGCTAAATTGATCTAACTCTATCCTAAGAACATCTATTAATCTTTGTTTCTCCTCATTTACCGAATACATTAAATCTTCGGTATTTAAAACAATATCATCCTCTAGTCCGGGTAAAGTCTTGTACTTTCCTCTAACATAAGCAAGCATTTCTTTAGATAAAACAAGCGTATATTTTTTTATCCACTGTTTACCTATGTCATTTATACTAGAATAAGGTAAGGTGAAATAAGGTATAGTAGCATGGCTATTTATTTTTCCTGTTCCAC